CATGAAACGATTATTCCAACTCATGCTACACGTTTCCATCAAAAACAGCCCAGATGAGCAAATGATGCGTCTTAACGGGGAGTTTATACCTGTTGACCCGTCAGTGTGGGATAGCACGATGGATATGGAAATCAATGTCGGTCTAGGTACTGGCAAAGAGGACGTTAAAGCTGCCGCACTAATGCAAACTTTCCAAACTCAGCAGCAGATATGGCAAACCTACGGGGCGCAAAATGGCTTAGTTTCAATGACTCAAATGCGAAACACGCTATCAGATATGCTGGCTTTAAGTGGCCTTAAAAATGCTGACCGCTATTACGCGCCAATGACACCAGAGAAAGAGCAGCAGTTAATGGCTCAAATGGCACAACAAGCCCAACAAGAAGCTGCTATGGCTCAACAGCAGGGCGACCCAATGGCACAGGCATTGATTGAATCTGAGCAGATAAAAGCGCAAGCGCGTATGCAAGGCGATCAAATGAAAATGCAGGGCAAGATGCAGGCTGATAACATTAAGATGCAAGCCAATATGCAAGTTAAAGCGGCTGAAATGCAGAGCGCACAGGGCAAGGAACTGGCTGATTTACAACTTAAATATCGTGAATTACAAACTGGTGATGATCTGAACCGAGATAAAATGAACCAGGAGCTACTTATTGAAGCCGCTAAAATCTTAGGTCAGTACGGAACAGCAGTGGATGTTGAACGTGTTAGAGCCATGCAAGCGGCTCCCAGATTAGGCAATGTGCAATGATTTTAAAATCACAGGCTGAAAATTTGTTAACTAATGAGACTTTTTTGGAAGTTTTTGTTAGCCTACGAACAAATCAGTGTAATGTTTTCTTACATTCCAAGGCTGATGAAGTAGCAAAAAGAGAAGAAGCCCATAACTTATTACGGGCTTTAAATGAATTTGAGAATATCTTGAAACGGGCAATAACCAATCAAGATTTTCGAGATAAACGCAGCAAATAAAGGATAGCACCGTGGAAACGACTACCGAGTTGAGCATGGAAAATGCAGTTGAGGCGTTAATGGCTCAAGAGCCAGAAGTAGCCAAGGCAGAAACTACCGATACCGAAGTGGATGAAGTAGAAGAAACCGAGGTTGAAGAGGCTGACGTTGAAGATTCAGATGAAGATGCAGATGATGCAGATGATGATGAAGATGAATACGAAAGTGACGAAGGTGATATAGATTCCGAAGAACTAGACGATCAAGCTGAGACAAAACTTTACCCCGTAAAAATAGACGGGGAAATAGTTAATGTAACTCTAAGCGATCTAACCAAAGGTTATGGCGGTGATCAATTTAACCAAAAAAACATGAGACACAATGCTGAACAGCGCAAAGTTATGGAAGAGGCTTTTAATAATCTCAACCAGCAACGAGCGCAGATTGATCAGTATGCACAAAAACTTAGTCAGAACGGCTTAGTGGCAAAACCTGTTTTTCCCTCAAGAGAATTATTTACAAATGACCCTCTGGGTTATATGGATGCTGAACTTGAGTACCGAGAAAAGATGGGATTGTACCAAGACGATCAAAACCAGTTACAGCAAAACCATCAAGAAGTGCAAAAGGCGCAGGCAGAAGCTAACCAAGCGAATTTGCAATATCAGCAAGAAGAATTGAAACGATTAGTTCCAGATTTTGCAGATGCTAAAAAAGCAACAAAATTGAAGGACAATCTTATTGAGCATGGCAAAAAGCGTAATTTTACTGCGGCTGAAATAAATTCAGTTGTAGATGCGCGAACCATGCACGTTCTTCACGAAAGTATGCTGTGGCGTCAGTCATTAGAGGGCAAGAGTAATGTGCAAGCAAAGCTTAAAAAAGCCCGTCCGTTAATGAAATCTGGCGTCAAGAAAACTGGTGAATCTGCTAAAAGTGTTGAAACAAAACTCATGTCTAAATTGAAAAAATCAGGCAGCGTCCAAGATGCAGCCGCATTATTGTTTAATAACTAACTTATTGATTTTAAAGGATTTATCATGGCACAACCCACCAACACGTTTGATACATTTGACTCAAATGCCCTAAAAGAAGACGTTTCCTCAGTAATTTATAACGTCGACCCCAGTGAAGTACCTTTGCTCAGTTCTATTCCAAAAACGTCAGCAACTAACACTTTGCACCAATGGCAAACGGATACTTTACGCGCTGGAGTTTCAACCAACAAAAATATCGAAGGTGACGCAACTACAGCCGAGGCTCGTACCTCTGTTGCTCGTATTCACAACTTCACTCAGATATTTAAAAATGCCGTCACAATTTCTGGCACTGACCAAAGTGTAACCAATATTGGTTATGGTCAACAAATGGCGCATGAAATAATCAAAGTCGGCAAAGAGCAAAAGACAGACATTGAATCTAGTATTTTTGCCAATCTCGCGTTTGCTTCTGGTAATGCAACCACTGCGCGTGTAATGGGTGGATTAACGTCTTACATTAAAACCAATGTGACCAACATCACGGGCGGTGGTGGTGCTAACCCAACGGGAACTGTTCCTGGTGCAACTGCTCGGACAAATGGAGCCTTGACTGTGTTTAATCAGACTAAGTTTGATGCTTGTATGCAGCAAATTTGGACCTCAGGGGGCACTCCCGATACTGTATATCTAACCAGTGGACAAATGCAGAGGGCACTTTCATTTGTGGGCAACAATAATGAACGCGCTACTGCTCAAAATGGCAAGGTTTCACAGCTACTTTCGATCTATATGACGCCCTGGGGTTCTGTGACGTTCACTCCGTCGCGTCATCAGGAAAGCAGAAGTGTGTTCATCTTACAGAGCGATATGCTGGCATTAGCATCATTACGTCCGATGAAAACTGAGGAACTTGCTAAAAATGGGGATAATGTCACGAGACAATGCTTAACGGAGGCCACTTTGGTCGTTCGTAATGAGAAATCATTAGGATTGGTTGCTGACTGTTCAGCTTAATTAAAGCACAACACCAAGGGGCTGAAATACGCCCCTTTTTTTAGGATAACTTTAATGGCTAAGATTTCAGAAAAATGGGTTGCTGATGGTGACAAAATTCATGTCATACGAAAGCATGATTGGAACCCAATGTTAGACCAAGCACAAGCGTACCGCGACCAAGGCATTGATGGGTTTGGCGAGAACAAACTTGTTGGCGTTATTGATGCGGCATTGATGGGCGAATGGCTAAAAGAGGCTGGCGTGGCTTGGGATGATACTCATGCTAAAGCCGAAGTGGTTAAGCGCAAAATGCTATCGGGTGAGTTTGATAAATTGCGTGTTTGGGATAAGACTTATTAGTGTGGCCCAGCCCCTTAGAGCTTTATCCTGTTCATGTATCTCCAACGATAGCACCACAAGGCATGGCTTATGTAATTGAACCGCAAGTAATACGGGAGCAAGATTATATGCGTGTACAGCCAATCAGCAAACCATACGAAATAACCGCTTACAGCACTTTACACTGGATTGTCTGATGCTTGCGGAAATTGCGATTGCGAATGCAATTTGGAAGACTTTATCGACTGCTCTCAAAAATGGCAAGCAGCTATATGAGGTAGGTGGTCAAGTAAGTGATTACCTGTCAGCAACGCAAAAGGTAAAAGAGAAAGCTGGAGATGCCAACAGCCGTGGCACAGCCCTAGAAGCGTACCAATTTGCAGAGCAAGAGCGAGTTAGGCGTTCTCAGCTTGAATTCCACCTAAAAAAGAGCCGATTAAATGGGTGGAGTGACTTTGTAAAATTCGAGGCCGAGTGGCACAGGCAACGAAAAGAAGAAGAAAAGGAGAAAATAAACGCTCGTATTAGAAGAAATAACAAACTACAAAAAGATATTTCTTTAGCTATCAATATAGGTATTTTCATGATTATAGCAATGGGGCTTTTGTTCGGAATTGCAGTTTATTATATGAGACCATAAATGAAAGACATCGAATTAAGTGACGCACAACTAGATAAAATTGCTGAACTCGCTAGTGAAAAATCTATGGCAAAATTTCACCAAGCTGTAGGCAAGTCTGTAATTAAAAAAGGTTTATGGCTTGCTGCTGCTGTCGGTGTGGCTGTTCTAGTTTTTCTACAGGAGGGAATGCAAAAATGAGTTATTCATTTGGTAAAAATAGTTTAAAACATCAAGAGGGTCTTAACCCTGACTTAAAGTTGATTTTAAAACGCGCCTTGGAAATATCAGTTTTCGATTTCGGTGTTCCACAAACGGGTGGGGCGAGATCAGCAGAGACTCAAAACCGCTTATACTTAGATGGCAAGAGTCAACTAGATGGTCTGAACCACCTTTCAAATCATCAAAGCGGAAATGCTGTAGACGTTTTCGCAATAGATCCAGAAACGGGGAAAGCCTCATGGGATCACGAAATGCTTGCCGTAATCGCAGCGGCTATGCTTCAAGCTGCTAGTGAGCTTGAGACAGCACCATTACGATGGGGTGGCTTATGGGGTCATTACGGGAGAAATGGGGCGTTTTGTGACAGACCTCACTTTGAATTAGTAATAGAGGACTAATTATGGGCTGGTTATCAAGTTTAGTAGGCGGTGGGGTTGTAGAGCCGATAGCAGCGATTGGCTCAGTCTTAGACAATCTGATAACTACTGATGAAGAAAGGGCAGCAGCAGACCTTTTAAAGTCTAAACTGGCACAACAGCCAGCAATGGCCCAAGCTGAAATAAACAAAGTGCAAGCGCAACACAGGTCAACATTTGTTGCAGGAGCAAGGCCATTCTTAATGTGGGTTTGTGGTCTAGGCTTTTTGTTTGCTTTTGTTGTTAACCCCATTCTTCAATGGTTAGCACCCGATTTAGGCGCACCAGAATTGCCGTTAGATGCAATGATGGAATTAACCCTAGCCATGCTAGGACTAGCTGGATTACGCACAGCAGAGAAGATTAAAGGCGTATCTAAATAATTCCCCATGCTAGTTCTCCCTAGCCTTAGACCACTATGATCAGGTGGTCTTTTTTTGTGCGGCATTATTTAAAGATTCAGTAACCCATTGAGCTAACTTTTGACCTTTAGCCGCATTGACCCACTTAGCCTTTTCGCTAGGTGTACAGCGCATAGTTAGCACTGATGATTTGGTCACTTCTTTTCTGGCGTTATTGTTGCCAGCGCTTCCATGTTGTTCAGTCATTAAGTAACTCGCTTAAACTTTTTATATCATTTAACTCTTTTTATAGTCGCCAGCCATTTCAGCCGCATTTATCTCTTTTTCGGTCATTTGGTCAAAGAAATAATCAAGCATGCAATACGCTTTGCTTCGACCATCTTTATCATCTTCATCAACTCGCATAAATATATCTAGTGCTAAAACAAGAGCCTCATGGTTATTGTTTGGTTTTCTATATCTCATACATCAAATCCACTTCTTTTTGAGCCGTAATTACTTAGAATACACCAGCCCCAAAAATCACCATCAATACCATCAATGTAACAATCGTCCCAAAACAAGCCAGCTTTAAAGCCTTCACTTTTTAAAACCTGTAACGCAATTACAGCTTGGAGTGCGCCACCATCTACCCAATGAACATGACTGTCGGATAAATCAAACTCTTTTATTTCGTCACCTTCTTCCCAGATGAAGCGATCAGCATTAGACATTTCAATGCCGTCAGTTGAACATTGCGTATGACTAAACATTTTAAAATGCTTCAAGGTTAGTTCAACATTCATGTATCACCTCCACTTCTTTTTTGGCCCTAGCCACTTCAATGTCTGTAAGTTTTGCAGCAAAGCTTTCAGCCATTTGTAAAGCACGATTAAACTGTTCGTCTGTATCTGCTGTAATACCTAAGTTTAAAGCCAGCACTAAAGCCTCATAGTCATTCGTTGGCTTGTTCATGCGTCACCTCCAAAAAGATAATCGTTTTCTGCAATAAATTTGTTAAGCACAATCTGAACATCAGCATGGCCTTTAAATTCTTTGGCCTCTTGAATAGTTAAGAAGTAGCAGTTACTAAGGTCATGCCCAATGGATTCTTTGGCTGCGTCAATTTCGCTATCAGCATCTTTTAAAGAGTAACATTCTGTTTGACCTGACCATCCAACAACTATTACTTTTTTATCATTCTTTAAAATTTCGTTATATTCATCAGGAATTTCATCTCCAAAACAATCAACAGCGTTTTCCATATTCCATTCTTCATAGCAAAAATCATGCACTTCACTTGCCATTTGAATTATGTGTTGTTCATCTTTTGCAACCCAAACGCTTGGGCTTCTTTGATGGGGTACTTCTACTATTATAATGCTCATAATCTACTCCTAGTACCAAGTGCCGCCTGGTCGGTGTGGGCTAACTCAACCCATAACCATATTGTATAGGCAAAACGGATAGATGTAAAGGTTATCGGCAATAGAATGTCAATTCACCCAAATCAAAAAAGGTGGGTCTGCAATAGAACTGTCCGAACAGTTTAAGAAGTGTCCGACTTTCATCCAGTTGAGTAATTAATTGTTCGGTTTAAAACCGAGAAATTAAATTTACAATATGGTTATGCGGGCATGTACACTTTTTGCGCGCAGAAGTACCCTTGTGCGCGCAGACGGGTATTTGAATTAAATTAATTAATTATGGCAACAGAACGGGGTTTACTTTATAGTGTCGTTTTTCAGCAAAACACTTTCCGAATATACAGTGTTGAAGTTTGAAAGAAACCAGGCGGTTTAGGGTTGTAAAAATCGTAAATTGTTCGGAAATAGAGGGTTAAGTCTTTGTTTTAATAGATTAAACCCTCAGATTGTGATTCCGGTGGTCGTGGGTTCGAACCCCATCGTCCACCCCACTATGTATACCTTTCAGCGATAGCCCTTACTAACTTCCGAACACTTCCGAATATTTTTCCGAATATACAGTGGTGTTCATCCATCCAGTTTGGGCCTATTTTAGAGTAGGAGTGACCTTTACTTTTCGATCATAGATTGCCACTTGCGCCTGAGTTTTGTGACCAGAAAATTCTTGCTTGTTTCCCTCGTAGTCAGAAATGGCTTTTGCTTTAATATCGTGAAAAGTAAAATCTATACTTAATTCACCATCATATTTAAGCTTTGCTTCTTTTCTGGCTTTTAATGCCCATACTTGTAATGTGTCTTGTGCTGGACGATGCCCTTTCTTGTTACAAAACACTAATTCAAAATTAGTTACTTCTTGTACTGACAAAGCCAGGTCAACCGCAGCCCTTAATCGTGGGTTCCATTCTTTGATTTGCTTCTTGCCTGTTTTACCCTGTCGAATAAAAATACCTTCTTTTCTTAATTGGCTGCGCTTTAGACTCCATACATCACCTTGTCTAGCTGCACAGCAATAGCTTATTTCCATTGCCGCAGCCAATAAAGGCCACTTAATATAAGCCTCTGCCAACCAAAGGAAGTATTCCCAATCCTCAATATAGCGATCACGGGCAGGCTCTTTAAAGTCTTTAACACCTATAGCTGGGTTTATTTGAACTTTGCCGTTTTCATAGGCCCATGCAAAAACTGTGCTTAAAAATGATCTTTCACGATTGGCTTGAGTAGTTACGCCACCTTCTTTGCGCTTATCCATGTATTGTCTGATATGGTGCGGCTTAATGCGGTGACGATTCATTTGACCAAAACCAGATATAAACTTTTCAGCGTATCGCGCATAATCTATTTTAGTTCTTGGCATTAAGTCTCTGTGGTTTACGCTTGCCATGTACCCACGGATAACTTCAGCGAACGCACCTGTTGGTTCTTCATGCAGCAATCTAGCCGATTGATACTTTGCTAGGATTATTTCTTTAGGCTCAGTTAACTTTCCCAGACGCACACAGCCGCCAGCCTTGGGTCTGTACTCAAATGCCGACTTACCTAAATAACATCTGGTTGGTAGCCAATCTGGGCCGTTAATTCTTTTTCTAGGAGCCATTTATAAACCCATTGAGCTAAAGTCTGGTTCATCATTATGCGCCAAGGCTTCATTAAACCGCAAATGTGTGGGATTGTTAAAAGAATACCAGGTAACGTGAGGCGCACCATTAGCGTCTTTAACAAAGAATATGCCATGTTCAGTTAACACTTTGCATTGCTTGGCTTGGGCTTTATATCCCGTTACTCGTTCAAGCTCTTGTTCGCTCATTAAATCATTCATTTTTTAATTTTCCTTTTACGCGCCCATTTAATTAAAAGGTGTCGCCTATTTATCTCTGCAACAATGTCAGCGTCACTAAGCATTGTTATAGGCACTGGCACTTGCACTTGAAGTTTATTATTCATACCCAACCCATAATTTCATCGTGTGCCATTTCCTGCACAAACTCTGGGTTGTCATTAGTTAAAGTTTCTAACTGTTCATCTGACAATGGGTTGCCATTCGCATCATCTGCACTTTCAATATAAGCGTCTACAAAGTCTGGGTAATCTGCTGTGCAAATGCCAGATATGGTGACATTGGTTAAACTATTAATGTTCATTTACCACTCCCGGTGCATTTGTTCATCAGTTAATGCTTCTGGGTGATGCCAAGTAAAATTTTCATCTTCAACCGACATATTGCAGTCTGAACAATATTTTTTATCTACAAACAAAAGTGCAGCATCAATGGCGTCATGGGCCTTTTGGTGGTATTCACCTCGGTATATTTCATTGCTATATTCATCAAGAACGATGGGCAAGTAGCCCACCCCGTCCACTTTCTTAATAATGAAATCCATAACTTACCCCTTAAAATGGTATATCGTCGTCGAAAGCATCGTGTGGCCCTTTATCCATGCCAGCCATGACCGCTTCTTTAGCCTGCGCCATTTGTGTTGACTGCTGCGGTAGCTGGCGGTGTGCTTGCGTCTCTTTAGGTGTAAAAGAAAACTTCATAGCTGGCGCATTAGGGTTCCCATCCTTGTTACGCAGCCAACCAGACACCCAGTAATCAACACCGCCTACTTCTGCATTGCCCTTAAAGTGGGGGTGTGTCTCAGATTCACGCTTGTCGTTTTTCCAAATACCGCCTTTATTTGAATTATCCCAATTACTCATGCTGCTTCTCCTTTGCCAAAGTAGGCTTGTTTAAATTCAGTGGTTCTAATTAACTTTTGTTCTTCTGTTGTGAACACTCCACCTTTTGAATATGCTTTCCACAACCCCATTTGATCGTCCTCTGTAAGCTCAAACCAAGCCTCTGCTGCTGCTGTAATTTCTCCTGACTCAATGCCAGCTTTTACACATTCAATAGTCGTAGAGTGCTTTGTAGCTAGATCGTTGTAGACTATATTGGCCTCTTCTTTCGACATATTTGGTTCTGGGCTGGCTGGCTGACTCGCCATACCTTCAAGACTTATTTCTGAATCGTTTGTCATATCAATCACTACAGTTTTATCTTCATCGTGCTTATTTGTAACGTCTGAATCAGCCTCAGAATCTATGGAGAAAAGCCCTGCTAAACAATACTTACGAGCATAGGAGCTAGTGCTTCCCGTTAGCTGGCTAGAATCCATGCCTTTCTTAACGCTTGCTTCTCTAGCGTAAGCTGTGGCGGTTATAGTGTCTGTTCCGCTGCTAAGTGTTGCAGTAGCCTTAATGTATACGCGCTGAGTTTTAACAGTGACGCCAGCCGCTACAATTTCATCCTCTAACATTCCACTAAATACAAGTTCATCACTTAGCGTTAATGACAAGTCGCCTAGAAATGGCTTAACAGCTTTTAATATATCTTCACATGATCGAAAGTTGTATTTGCCAAAATTATTACGCTGGCCTTTTGGTGCTTTAAGATTTTGCTGAATTTCAGACAGCTTTTTTTGAATAGTCATACGTCACCTCTTTTTATTTCATCAACAATTTTTAATGCTGCTTCTTTGTAAGCCAAATGCTTTTCAGCGTTTAGGTTTTGGCAATATGGATTGTTGTATTCAAACAATTTGTGAAAATCGCTTAAAGCCTCTAAATAAATATCGTTCATATCTGTACTCCACTTATTATTAAAATGGCGACAAACAACCACACTTGAGTTGTTGCGCTCATGCGCTCATGCCTACCCAGAACCACACTGAACATATAGCCCATATTAAGCATCCGACTGTGTTAATTATTAAAGTCTCTTTAGTCATGGTTAATACTCCGAGTGTTTTTCTGCGTGATATTGCAAAGTTAGCTCTGGGTGGTGGTCTTTAAAATAAACAGCAGCGCACTTAGTAATAACGTCTTGTGAAAGTTGTTGTGCTTCATCGGGAAAGCGGAAAGCTAAATATATGACACGCATCTGTTCGTCCTCATCTCCATACTGGAAAAGGTCGTCAACATGATAATGGGTCGTTCCAATCTTGATATAGCTATCATAAAGAAGATCATCTTTTAGCTCGTTGAACGCATCTTCAAGAATGTAGTCAGGTGCTTCAATAACGTCTGTGTGTGCGTTAATTTGGGCGGTTACATGACAGTGGTTGGTTAATGAGTTCATCTTAAATTTCCTTAGTCAGCTTTATGTCTGTGGTTATGTTAGCTAACTCACAATCAAAAGTACAGCTTTTTCGGAAAAACATTTAAAATGTTAGTTTTTTAATGAATTTTTAGGTAATTTTACTGATATTTTAGAGGGCATTAATAATGATTAAATTATTTATTAGGTGGGCCTTGAGGACACTGTTCGTTTAAATTATTGCCAAAGTTCGTTTTCATGAACTCAAACATTACACCCATTGGGCCATTCTTGGGTCTGGTGTTAGATGAGTGATCGGTGTGAATCAGCCACCATTTATACACAGACTCACGCATCCACGCTAACGCCCGATTTTTATTATTGTTTAATTCTGAAACTAGCATTTCATTTCTCTGATTGATAAGAACCAACTACAGTTCCTATAATCCTGGTTGATGATGAAAACTCTTTTATAGGATAGCGATCATTCAAAGGTTTTAAATGTTCAACACCACCTGTTATAACGTATTCCCGAAAAAAAGAACTTAAATTTTCAGTATCTATCGCCACAATGCGATCTCCACTTACTGGCGTTTTGTCTGGGTCAACGAAAATTAAAACACCTAGCGGATACGATCTGCCATTGCTGGCAGTCATTACTTCATCTTGCACTTCAAGCGCAAAAGAATTTTCCGATAAGTCGTATGGGCATCCTACCCAGTGCTCACTCTCTAACATAAATTTTCCCTCTATTAAGGCTGATAGGGAATTCCAGCTTACCACGGGGGCTTTCCGAGTGATCGGATTTAGCTTTAATCCCCCCCTCGATTCGAGCGCATTATTTGATAATAATTGCTCTATGGTGCATCCAAAAGCTTTAGCTATGGACACTAACCCAGCCGCTTTAACTTCTGCGGTGGGGTCAGTTTCTAGTTGAGCAACCCTTGCTCTTGATATTGAGGTTCGATTAGCAAAATCTTGTTGTGACCAACCTTGATCTTTACGCAATTTTTTTACTCGCTCGCCTAAATTCATTTTTTTGTAACCTTAAAATTTATATTAAATGTCGCAAGTAATCTTACAATCTAAATGTGTGAGTTTGATGTCATTTTGGTTGACAGTTTTCTATTAATTTTAGATAGAAGGTTGACATTTATAATGTGAGTAGACTAACATTAAGAAATGAAAGAACTACCAGCAATACCAATTACTGATCTAATAGACGCATTTGGGACTAAAACCAAAATAGGCGAGGCTATTGGAGTTACGCATAGTGCAATCTGTCATTGGGGTGATTTTGTTCCAGCAACAAGACTTCATCAAATGCACTATTTATTGAATCAAATAAATCTAATTGAACAGTCAAGGACGGACATTTAATGAAAGATAAATTGACCAACCCAGTATCAACCTCATTTGATGATGAACTGTACGCGTTTGCAAAAAGAGATGCGGAATTATTAGGTCTTGATGTGTCGTCATACATACGGGCCACCCTCATAGAAAAACGTGAAAAGCGATTCAATGAACTTAGGGTATTCCAAGACTTAATTAAGATTCAAGAAATAGAATAAATTTAATAAATTTTAGGTGCTATATGGAACATCAAGAATACGCGAGAAGGGTCTAGAGTGAGCTTCACGCTTATGGCTAAAGCCAAGCCTATTAAGGTTGGCAACTCAGGCAGAAAGCTAGTGCTAATGATGCTGGCTGACATATCTGACGACTCTGGTAGGTGCTTTCCTAGCTACCAACATTTAGCTGATGTTTGTGAAATGTCGCGCAGATCAGTAATAACCCACATCTTAAACCTTCAAGAAAAAGGCTTGTTAACAATCACTCACAGAAAGTTAAGAGGTGAGTTGATTAATAGCTCAAATATATACCATCTAACCTTAAAAGAAGCCTCAAAGCCTGATGAAACGGGTAGTGAAAATTCTGCACTAGGTAGTGAAATGGTTGCACTAGGTAGTGAAACAGTTGCACTAGGGGGTAGTGAAATGGTTGCACCCATAACCTATCACTCTTCTGAACCTATCAATGAACCTATAAAAGAAAAGGCGCATTTCATAAAACCATTGCTTAGTGATATTTCTCAGTACATGGCTAATTTTAGTAAAAGCCAAAATATAACATTTGATGATTTTTTACCTGATAACTTTTTTGATTACTACGAAAGCAATGGCTGGAAGCGTGGCAACCATGAAATTAAGGATTGGCAAGCAACAGCTAGAGGTTGGGTTAGAAAACAAAACAATAAATTAAATGGAGGTCAAAATGCAGGCCAAAACAATCAGCCAGCTAATAACTCGGCCCCTGCAAGGGTCAGGGCAGCAAACGCAGAACGACAGGCGAATAGATCAAGACCTGAACGAGCGATTAATTGACCGCTTATGGGAAGTAATGACTGACCTATTTGGTCACAAGTGGACTAGCAGCCATGACTTTTCTGATAATGGCAGTTGGACTTCTTTTCTTGAGGACTTGAACGGAAAGCAGTTTAAGGCTGGCATTGACGCGCTAAAAGATTGGACAGAATCATGGCCTCCCACAGCCACAGACTTTAGAAACATGTGTTTGGGAAGGGCTAGAGGTGGTGAAGAACAAAACATGATTTCTAACCAGCAGGCAATACAGGCAAGGTCAGCACCTTTACTAATTACTAAGCAGTTAAGTGATGAAGATATTGAATTTGGAAAAGAACAGGCAGCAGCATTGAGAGGGTTATTTGCATGAAGAATTATTTAGCAAAGCCAAAGTTAAAAAGCGATTACAAAGAATTATTACCTGATTACAAAGGGCTAATTACTAAAGGAATGTGGGGTGAGTCTGGTGGCCTTACACACATTATTAAATCACAGCTAAACCCTACAGCCCGTAAAAAATATAACAAGGAAAGGAATGCCGCATGATTCATTCAAACAGTTTAGACGCAATAGCTGCAATAGCTCCCGTAACTGGTCAAGCAAGAATTGAAGTGCTTAAAGTTATTCGTGAGAACCAACCAATCACTCGCCAAGACATTGCTGCAAGTTTGGGTTGGGAAATTAATAGAGTAACGGGTCGTGTTCGTGAACTGCTAGACAAAAACAGCATTATTGAAGCTGGTAATGACACCACACACCGAGTTAAGCGTGGTTTATTAAAAGTCGCATGAGTTTAACTTTAGAGCAGTGCAAAGAGGTTGTTAAGCGAAAAAACGCTGGAATGTTATCGGCTGAAATTGCTAAAAAATATGATATGCCTTTGTACCATGTGACATTGATTATGAAGTGTAACAAAAACACATATCCGCTAGATGAATATCTTTTGATTGATAACCCTGCGTATAAGTTTAGCCCACTAAATGAAAATAAATGTTCGTGGGATTTGCGCTTGAGTTTACGCCTAGCCAAATTGCCAATGAGCAAATGGGCAGATGCAATATGAACGCTCAAGTAGAAAAATACAACGTAGTTAGTTTTAGTGGAGGCCGAACGTCTGCGTATTTAATACACAGAATACAGGCAATGGTGTCACAAGGTCTAATTAAAAACGTCAAATATGTGTTTATGGACACTGGCGCAGAACATCCCAAGACATACAAATTTATTAGACAAGTTGTTAAACACTTTGAAATAGATTTAGTTTGTATTAGATCGGTAATGACTACCGAAGTAGGTGTGGGCGCAAAGTTTAAAGAAATAAGCATTGATGAAATTTGTGATGATTATGGCCCTTGGAAGGACATGATGAAGTGTTATTCCACGCCATTTATTCATGGGCCTATGTGTACTGATCGCATGAAAACAGCCCCGTATAAAAAGTATTGTGATGAAACTTTTGGTCGGCACAATTACACCTCATGGCTTGGCATTAGGATTGACGAGCCAAGGCGATTAAAGCCTAAAAAGGGTTATAGATTTTTAGCAGAAATATCACCGATGGATAAGCAAGACATTTTAGGTTTTTGGAAAACTCAGCCGTTTGATTTAGAAATAGATGAATGGCTAGGGAATTGCGTATTTTGCATCAAGAAAGGTGTTAATAAAATAGCCCTTGCTGCAATAGACGAACCAGAATTAGCGGCTGAGTTTTGGGACATGTTAAACACTCAACCGATACGGATTATTGAGACTAGAGTAGATGCCCCGTTGATTATGTATCGTGGCAATAACACATTTAAAAGCGCACAAGATTCGTTTGCAGACTTTGGCAGGGACGATATTTTATCTAGGATGCGAGGCAATAATGGTGGCTGCGCTGAAAGCTGTGAAGTCTTTGGGTGTCAGGGTGATTTATTTGAAGAAGAAACCATAGCATGAGCGAAGTTATTTTTAGTGTTGATAACAAAAATGTATCGGGAATGATTTCTCAGATATGCGCAATGATTAACAAAGGTTTATTTATTGGCCCAGTTGAGGTGGTTTTAAGGCGTAAAGCTAGATCATTAAGTCAGAATAGAAAGCTTTGGCCTATGTTAAACGATGTGCAAAAACAGGTTGATTGGTATGGCGATAATCTCGACACCGATGATTGGAAAGCTATGTTTATGTCTAGCCTACATAAGCAGCGTTCTGTACCAGGCATTGATGGTGGCTTTGTTGGTCTGTCTAAGCGAAGTAGTAAGCTAGACAAAGGGGAGTTTTCTGACTTAATTGAAGTGATTTATGCCTTTGGTTCAGAGCGCAATGTGGCATGGTCAGAACCAGCTTTGCAGATTTATTCTAAATACAAAGAGGCTGCATGAGTTTAAAGCCTGCGAGACAAAAGAAATGCAAATCTTGCAAGATTACATTCAAGCCTTTTCTGTCAACGGCCTCTGTATGCTCCATAGAGTGCGCTGTAACAATGGCAAAGGCTAACAGTGCCAAGATTATCAAGAAAGACATAAAGGCCCGTAAGCAGGCTTTAAAGAGCCTTGGTGAACTGCACAAAGAAGCGCAGCCAGAATTTAACAAGTACATCAGACTAAGAGACAAAGGAAAACCCTGTATAAGCTGCCAACGCCACCACACAGGCCAGATACACGCAGGGCATTACAGATCGGTAGGTGCAGCAGCAGAATTGCGTTACAACGAGAACAACGTCCATGCTCAGTGTGCGCCTTGTAATAATCACCTCTCAGGTAATGCTATTGATTACCGCATTAATCTGATTAACAAGATTGGCATAGATCAAGTTGAACTATTGGAAGGGCCGCAAGAACCAAAGCGATACAGGCGTGACGATATTTTATCTATCAAAACTAAGTACAAAGCCAAAGTAAAAGAGTTAACAGTAAAACTTGAAGGGGCTGCATGAAAACCATTTATCAAGACGATATTAATGAAGGTGCATTAATAATTGCATTGTTGGTTAAGACAGTCATTGAAGTGGATACAGAGCGATCTCGCAATGAATCAGACGATCAACTAATGGCGGCTGCTATGGAGTGGGTAGAAGAATTCAGCGATATAGATATTGATGAAAATGAAATAACGGAACATTAAAAGGAATTTATATGCAGATAGAACAGCTAAAAGTAGGGGATTTAATTCCTTATGTAAATAACTCAAGAACGCACTCAGATGAACAAGTGACACAAGTGGCGTCTAGCATCAAAGAGTTTGGATTCACTAACCCGATATTAATTGACGGTGATGGTGGAATTATAGCTGGTCATGGTCGGCTTATGGCAGCTAAAAAGTTAGGCCTGGTTGAAGTTCCATGTATACGGCTTGGTCATTTATCAGAAGCACAGCGTAAAGCCTATGTGATTGCAGATAACCAGTTAGCATTAAACAGTGGGTGGGACTTAGACACGCTAAAACTAGAAATAGACAGGTTAGGTGAACTTGATTTTGATATAGAGCTCTTAGGCTTTGATGATGATTTCCTAACCAGCCTAATGATAGAAGAGCCTGGTGAGGGTCTAACCGATGAGGATGCCGTACCAGAAGCACCAGAAACGCCTACAACAGTCGAGGGTGATGTGTGGATACTAGGTAATCACAGATTAATGTGTGGAGACAGCACAAGCATTGATGCCGTTGATACGCTAATGGATGGGCACAAGGCTGATATGGTTTTTACTGATCCACCTTACGGCATAAATGAGAAGGGAGATAGAACAGGAAGAAAAACAGGTTTAGCAAAAAACCATAATTTTGCAGATTTTGTAGACGATTCTACACAGTATGCAATAGACGCTTATAACTTGTGCGAGGGTTTAAAGATACCTAGACAAGTATGGTGGGGTGCTAACTATTATTGCCATTCATTGCCTCAATCAAATAACTGGTTTGTTTGGGATAAGCGCGTAGAAGATAAAATGAAGGACACTCAATCTGATTGTGAAATGGCTTGGGTTAAATCAGAGTTTTCATCAATAAGAATATTCCGACATTTATGGAAAGGTTTTAATAAAGATAGCGAAAGAAACATACCAAGAGTTCATCCCACACAAAAACCGATTGCTCTTGCTGAATGGTCTTTTGATTATTTTAAAAACGTAAATACTGTATTAGATTTATTTGGTGGTAGTGGATCAACTCTTATAGCTTGTGAAAAAACAAACAGAAACGCGCTAATAATGGAGTTATCAGAGGTTTACTGTGACGTAATCATTAAACGCTGGCAGGAGTTTACAGGCAAGCAAGCTATTAACGAAGGTACAGGTAAACCATACATTGAAATAAGCAACGTAATTGAGGGTGCAGCATGACAGATAAGAAACCAGCACATAGGCCCAAAGGCTCAACCATTCCTATTGATTGGGGACAGGTTGATAAAATGTGCGCTATTCAATGCACAGGTGAAGAAATAGCAGGGGTGTTAGACGTTGATTATGACACCCTATCTAGAGCTTGTAAGCGTGATCATGGGCTTCTTTTTGCGGAGTATATCGGACAAAAGAAATCAGGTGGGCGTATGAGTTTAAGGCGTATCCAATACTCAACCGCTATGGAGGGCAATGCAACGATGCTTGTATGGCTAGGTAAGAACTGGCTAGGGCAGACAGATAAGATGGACACCACTAGCAGTGATGGTTCCTTAACGCCTCCAACAACAATTAACCTGGTTGCTAAAGAATTTGGTGATCTTTAAATGTCAGAAATAGACATTGAACTGCCACCTAAACTGGTTCCAATATTCCAAGGGGAGGCAAGAATTCGCGCAGCGTATGGTGGACGGGGTGGAGC